ACATTGCCTACGAAATGTTTAAGAAAAAAGATTTACATTCAGAGGAAGAGGGAATATAATTATCCAGCCCAATTAATTTAACGCCAAGCCAATGTCTAATTATCAATTTGAAACATCAGCTCACTCTTCCAAGGCTTGGCGGTTTTGTTGGTGGGCTGGTGTTTCGAGTTTGTAATTCAACCAATCATGGCAAACCCACAAAAAGAAAACGGGCACACGCCTATTGCTAATGAGCTACTAGAGTCGTTAATAAAAGCCAACCTTAACGGGACTGAACTTGCGCTTGTATTACTAGTGATTCGCAAGACTTACGGCTGGGGAAAAAAAGAGGACAAAATCTCTTTATCCCAATTTATGAAATATATACCTGTTAGTAAGCCAGCAATATGCAATGCCTTAAAAAAACTTTTACTAGTAAAGATTATCTTACTAGTAAAGAAAACTAAATCGCCCGTTTCCGCTAACACATACCGTTTAAACAAAGATTTTGATTCTTGGCAGCTAGTAAAGAAAAGCTTACTAGTAAAGAAAATGAAATCTACTAGTAAAGATTTTGATAATCTACTAGTAAAGAAAACTTTACATACAAAAGAAACTATTACAAAAGAAATATTACAAAAGAAAACTACTAACGTAGTGACTGCGTCGAACAATGAAACGAAAGTTAATATTTCGACCTTAAAGGAAAAAGCTAAAGAAAAAGAAAAAAATTCCGCCCAAAAAGAAAAAGAAAGTTACGGCAATCCTGGAATCAACAAGATGTTATTAGCCCTAAAGGGAGCACTAGGCATAGATGCATTTGCTGATTCTCGTAACGAGAGAAACATTGGCAAGCACCTGGTTAGCCTGTTCGACAAGGTTGGAAAGCAGGAGTTTAAGAGGAGGCTTGATTATGTTATGGGGGACGATTTTAGGCGGAAAAACTGCAACAGTATCACGTATTTGTACAACCAGCTCAAGAGCGTGCCAAAAGAAACAGTCAATAAAAATATAATTTTTTAACCATTTCACATGGATATTCAAGACCACATCAACAACGCAGCCAAAAAAAAGAATTACGGAGTGTTTTTCTTTGGGGGTACAGACCCGCTACTTGTTTCCCCGCAGCACGCAGCAAAGGTTAAGATCGCACTTCAAACAGGGGCGAAGTTTGTTAGCCTGGGGGAGAGCCTGTATGCAACAAGCTCTATTTCCGCACTGGTTTACAAGCCCGAACCATGTTACACCCACGGGCAAGAACCAAAAACCAAAGAGGAGATGGCGGTTTATAAACTCGGCTACTACGAAGAGCAATATTTAAATAAACAAAAGAAATTAACATGAACCCACCAAACGACGTAGAATTAGAGAAGCAAGCAATAAAAATGATGATAGATGATGCTGATTCTATCCCGATACTGGTTGCGAAATTAAAGCCAGACGATTTTTATAACATGCTTCACGCAAACAACTTCAAACAAATCAAAAAAGATTATATTGCTACTGGTGAGATAAACATATCCGCACTGCAAAAAGCTTATCAATACCTGGAATCTGATTATTTCAATACGGCAGCGTTTGCCGAAGAGTTCGCAGATAAAATAATCAATCTCAAAAAACTACGAGTGCTTCACTTCCACCAAGGCGAGCCAGTAGGAGATGATGCAAAAGCTTATATCGAAAAAACATTGCAAATATTTTCAGGGCTAGGAGATGAAACAAAAGAGAAAAACGAAATCAAAGATGTTTTAGCCGAAGCCTACGAAGACTGGTGCAATATTGGCGACGGCATAGCGGGAGATACAACAGGGCTAGACTCACTTGACGACGTGATCGACGGCTATTGCCCTGGTCATTACTGGGTCATTGGGGCATACACCAACTACGGGAAAACCTCACTCGCTTGCTGGTTACTGGCGCAATACATCAGGAGCCACCCCGACAACCATGTAGCTTTTTTCTCGGTAGAAATGAGCAAGAAACAAATTTCCGAAAGAATAATCACCCAATACACAGGTCAGCCAATATGGAAAATCAGACACGAACCAACAGCTTTCGACGACGAAATAGACCAGGTTGCAAAAAGCAACGTCCACATCTTTGACAGGGACAGAACACCAGATGCAATCAGGCTAAAGCTTATGGCACTTAAAGCCAGGGGTAGACTTCCCCGCCTGGTATTCGTGGACTTCATTCAGAACCTACACGTCCAAGGGGGAGAGTACGAAGGTACAACAAAGGCAACACTAGAGCTTCAAACCCTGGCGGGAGATCTAGGGATAACGATTATCGCACTTTCCCAAATCTCAAACGAAGGAGCCAAAGCCCCGACAACAGTCATTCCCTTCAAGGGATCAGGGGCAATCGCAGCCTCCGCAGACCTGGGAATAATTCTCCACAGGGACAGACAAGCAGAACTAGAAAGCCCGAACATGTTAGCCACGCTCACCATTCAAATCCGAAAGAATAGGCACGGAAAACTAGCAGAAATCCCGGTGCTATTAAACCAAGACACAGGAGTTATAAATAAATAAAAAAGATTTGACTTTGTATAACTCCCGTGATAACTTATGTAAGAACATTAACTAAAAACTATGAGATATGAAGACAGGCTAGTCGTGAGAATGACTGCCAACCAAAAAGAGGTGATCAACGAGTTTGCCAAGGAAAAAGGCTGGTATACAGCAGCCGACATGATTCGACATTTAGGGAACTATCCTAAATATATTCCAACAAACCCAGTTGAATAATGCCGTGTGAGTTATTTGTATAGGGCTTACGTCGATTTAAAATCAAAAGCCGATACATCTATCCGCTCACGAAACAAAACGCCTTAAATCTAAAATAAATGCCTATGAAAATTATTACTATTGCGGAAGCAATAAACAGGGACCTCATAATCAAAGGGGCTAACAAGCCTATCCCCCTGGAGGAATTATTTAAACCATTAACAAAACCACATGAAAAAAGCACAGACAATCAGGTTGAGCGGAAACACAGAGTACGCAAAGGTATCTGACAGGCTCAAAATATTTAGGGAAGAATGCCCGCACGGACTTGTAGAAACTACTCCTACAATCGGAGAAGGGACAATTATGTTTAAGGCTCGGATTCTAAAAGACAAGGGCGACGAGTCTTCAGCGGAGGCGGTAGCTCATGCGATAGGAGGTACAACAGGGCAAAAGGCATTTGAGAAAATTGAAACTATTGCAGTTGGTCGGGCTTTAGCGATGCTCGGATATATGGCTAGCGGGGAGATTGCCAGTAGTGAAGAGATGGCAGAGTTCCAGGAGTATTTGAATAGTCAAAAACAGGACGAAATTATGGCTATCCAGGACAAGCTTTCCAAGCTTAAGACTATTGAAGAATTGCGGCTATTCTATAAGGAAAACAGCGGCAAGGGGAAAGATGTTGATGCAATGATTATGGCTAGAAAAGATCAATTAACCTTATCAAAATGAGAATCATAGACGTAGAACAGGGTAGTCAAGAATGGCTAAACTGTAGAAAAGGGAAGGTTACGGCTAGTCATGCTACTGCTATCGCTACTGACGGAAAAGGTTTAGATACCTATATTCTGGAGCTAATGAGTGATTATTATTCTAGCGGTGAGCGTGTTTATTATTCTAATCCAGACATGGATAGGGGTAATGAGCTAGAGGAATTGGCGGCAGCTATGTATGAAATGGAGAACGGGGTAACCCTTGAGAAGGTTGGATTCGTGGAGTTCAATGATTATGTAGGTTGTAGTCCAGATCGATTAGTCGGAAAAAATGGATTAGTCGAAATCAAATGCCCGAACGATAAGAATTATTTTAAACTGTTATTAGACGGGAAGGTTTCTACTGACTATATAGCGCAAATGCAGATGCAGATGTTGATAACCGGGAGAGAGTGGTGTGACTTTGTGGCGTATAACCCTAATTTTGAAAAGTCTTTGTTCGTTAAAAGGTTTACGCCAGACCAACAAAAGTTTGATCAGCTAGAAGTTGGATTCCAGAGTGCAGAAGAAAAGATCAAACATATTAAGAAACAATTAACAACAATCAAATGAAAAAAGTTAGACTATTAGAGTTCGTTACAGAGGAAAAAATCTCTAAAGCTGGTAAGCCTTACAAGGTTGCTACGGCAATGTTTGAGGGGGAAATTGCGCCTAGAACAGGCTTTGTAGATAGAGAAATGGCAGGTTGGCAAGAGGGCATGGAGGTTTTAGCCGTGCTGTTTGATGAAGAATATAACGGGAAGATTTATAAGAAGTTCAAGGTTGCTGGAGAGCTTGAGTTTTTAAAAGCAGAGGTTGCAAGCCTTGCTGATCGAGTTAATAAACTTGAGGGAGGTACAACTCCAGCCCAAAAAGAAAACCCAAAAGACGATTTAGTAGAAGAGCCAGTAGATGATGACGGATTACCATTCTAATATGATTACTTACCAACTAGCAAAGGAGTTAAAGGAGGCAGGGTTTCCACAGGAAGTGACCTGGTATTACGTGGGCGAGAGTAAAGAGCTGGAAACAGAAGACCATTGGTTGACGGTTGACTGGGAGTGGGGAGATTGCAGAGAGTGGTGTGATGTTGATCATCTTGCTTGCCCCACCCTATCAGAACTAATAGAGGCGGTGGGAGATTATGTTTCTCTGGTTGGGACAGAAGGCGCTTTCGTTGCAAGCAGTTCGGCAAGTGTTGCCCCAGAGTTTTTCGGTGCTACCCCAGAAGAAGCAGTAGCTAAACTATGGTTAGCACTTAACAGAAAAGCATGAGTTACGACGATGAAAATAGGCAGTGGGCATGGGACCAATTAAAGAGTGCGGGTACTGCGCTGAAAAGGCTTGAGGGGAAGTTGTTTGAAGCAGAAACGCCAGAAGAATATTTCTTAAACGAATTACCAAATGAACGAATTTAATCCAACCAGGGCTATTCAAACGCTTAAACAAAATGCGATTGATATAGCAAAGAAGGGGGCAGAACTGCACAAGCTACGGCTAAAGTTTATCGTAGCAAAGGCTATGCTGATGGACGCAGAACAGAGCGCAAGGCGTGGACTATTTGAAGACAAGGCGGACGTGAAGGCATCTCTTGTAAGGGACTGGATAAAATGGTGCGTA